TGCTAGTGAAGCTTAATATCTGAGCGTATATCTTAGCTCTATAAACATTGTCAGAAAGTCCGGCTCTCAGAACATTAAAATGATCGCCCCACTCGTCTAAGGTTTGGCCTGTTGCAGTGCTTAAAGGAAGCTTACTATAGAAATCGTATAAAGCATTCTCTAAGTCTTGGAAACCTGCCATTGCAGGCTTAAGCAACTCTTGTATATTGCTATTACGATACTGCTCAGTAAAAAGCTCTGCTGCATCACCCTCATAATCTGTTAACTTTATAGGTTTTATTGCCATATTTACCTCTTGTTATGAACTAGTAACTGTAATAAAAGCACTATCAAAGTTAGCTTTCTCATCGAAATCAATAGGTATATTACTAGTATCACTCCCACTTGGAGGACTACCGGCCTTCAAAGTAATAGCTACACCGATAACACCAGGGACTTCACTAATGGCCTGAATTATTCTATTAACAATTACATCCCTAGCTATTATTAAAGAACTTCCATAATCAAGTATCTTTTCTAGCACTAAGTCATCACCCGTGGCTGGGTATAGGTCACCTTCAGATATATCAGTATTCTTAGTGATATCTACATCGATATAGATATCTATCTCAGAAGGTCTACTGAATTTTACTTCTTGTATGAACCCTTGACTATCGGTAACATTAATAACCACATCTCCTACATGCTGAGCACCCTCAGGCTTTGCGTTAAGGATAGTTAATGCTATTTCTTCATTATTGCTTGAGTCTCCACCATCATCTACGAAAGCTTCACTACTATGTGCTGGTCTACTATCAACTGTACTATCTGTTCTGTTAGTTATAACAAAAGCATCGTTGACAAAGTCTAAGGCAAGTAAAGCACTCCTTACTCCTTCAGTTGAACTAGTACCGGGTACTTGTAATTGAAGGAATCTCCTTGCTCTAAGTTCTGCATCAGTCTCAACATCTCTTCCCCCTTCAGCATCAAGTGTATTTGTTACCGAGTCTACCCCTGTAGCAGGGTTATCTATTACTGTGATAGTTCCGGCTAATGCAATAACTTCACCTGTATTAACCGCTTGAGCTAGTACAACAGCCGTACCGCCACTGATAGTTACCTCTTCTGTTGTAGCAAACTGCCTCTCAGGATAGTTATCAACGGAAACTAAGAAACCTACAGGGATAACAGTTCCATTATCCCCTGAAAAGGTAACTTCAACTTCACTCCTTGTAGCTTCTAGTCTAGTTATTGCATTATTTGAAGCTACATTATCTAAACTACTTCCGAATGCTGTGTCTGCGAAGTTTGAGTTATATATACTCTCAGCTAGATCCCACAAGGCTGCCTCTCTATCTGCATGGATAGCTATTATTTGCCCAAAAGGCGATCTAGGATCAAGGTTAATATTACTTCCGAAGGCTGCTTGATACTTAGATTCAAGCTCTGTTTGTATTTCTGCTCTGCTCTTCTTTATGAAACCGGTAGCTGTAATTCCTGCCATTTTTCCCCCTTAAATACTTAAATCTATTGTATCTGAAAACTGCCCATAAATACTTTGAACTGTAAAGTTTACTGTCAATTCTCTATTACTAGTATCAAGCTCGAAGGTTATTGAGCCTACACCTGTGGTACCTTGCACACTTTTTATCTGACTACTAAAGATGCTTCTCAACGCACTTCTCTCTAAGAATTTATCATATATTTGTTGATAATATGGGACACCAAGCAAAGGATTAAGGAACCACTCTCCTTGAAATGTCAGTAGAGCACTTCTTACCGCCTGCCTATACTCTTCTGCCCCTGATATAATTGACAATACTCCATTATTAATCACTAAGTTATTATCATTATCTAATCCTATATTCTTCATGTTATTGCTCCTGTTGCTATAATATTTGTTATTGGGGGAGATGTATCGACGGAAAGGCTAATAGATAATGTACAAGCTAGAATACCATTAGCTATCCCTTGAGCCATTGGGTTAAGAACTGAGTCTTGGATAGTTACGTCTTGTGCTGCCCCGAATGCGCTTTTTAATTCACTAAAAGCTTGTACTTGTGTTATTGACCCCGCAACCACTGCGCCAGAAAAAATAACTCCTCCCGAAGCGAGTGGGTATGAGGCTGCTGCATCATTATTAATTACAGCCTCTATTCCATTAGCTAGCTTAGTAAGCTCATTTGTCTGTATTGTGCTGTCTTGTGTAGGAGGATATGCACTTTGTAATGTAGTTAGAAATGTTCCGGGAGCTACGATCATTGAACCTTCTGCACTCCCCGGCAAAGCTGTGAGTGGACTGAGTACTGGGTATAGGGTTAATATATTGTACAGAGCTTGAGCTAAAGGTGTTAATGATGCATCTTGTATTGCGGAGTCTTGTGCTGCTCCGAATGATGCTTGTAATCTAGATTTTATACCTGATACTGATAAAGTCATTATTTTTCCCCAAATATCTTATCGCTTAATATTAGTGCTAATTCTGCCTTAATTGTAGCAAACTTAGCCGATGTGCTGGGGTTTGGTGCTACTGGGTTGCCGGGGCTAGTAGTTAGCACATGTGCTCCTGCAATCAGTATATCAAGTATTCTGTCTAGTTTATCTTTTAGAGCTGTTCCCAAAACGAGAGGCTCGTCTGCCTCCTCACCCTCAGTTCCTAGGTATATTTTGCCATCCGATGATACCCTTAGCTCTAAGCCTTTATGGTTAATTATTAAGCCACTGCCGTACTTCTTATTATCTAAATACTCTTTACTATGTTGCCTGGCTGGGATGCACACTGCATCACTTAAGTCAAATTTCCGGGCTATAGAAGGGTTACTTTGCCTATTGCCTGAAGCTAGCCAAGCGTCTATAGAACGCTCTGAAATCATCACGTAAACACTATCTCCCTTAGCGAGTGGGAAGTATATAGATGATTCATTCGAGCTAGGGTAAAGAACTGGGATACTTGGCAATAATGGAAGTTCTTCAAAACCGCCTATATTTTTTCTCCGTTTAATTACAGGAACTACATCAGCTTCTTGCTTCTCTTCGTCAAAACTTTGTACTACAGCAGGGAAAGAGGTGTGTACATCAGCTAGTGTAGTAGAAATTGACGCATTCAGAGCATCAATTAAAGCTTGTATAGGCTCATTTACTCTATCTGAATTTGTCATTCCTTAGCCTCCACTTGTGTATAAAAAGTGCCTTGTTGACTGTCACCTACATGATTTACCTTAATTATAGTATATTCTCCGGTTATATTTCTACTCTCAACCCTTACTCGCTGCTTAGGAACTAAGTTTGGGTTTAACAGAGCAGTAAAAGTCACCCCCTTAACCACCTTCCCTTCTTTATTCTTTTCCTCTGTTTTCGCCGGGCTGTTTATTAACCCTGAGTTTGGGTTAATTATATAGATATCATTATTTGTGGCCTTATCCTTTTCAGTAATAACAACCTCATCATCTTGTACAGAGAACTCTAGTCCTTGTTCGCCAAGTAGTTTATCTAGAATATCCTTGCTTTTACCTGAAAAAGTTCCTCCCGTAACAAGCTCCTTAGCGGACTGTATAAGTCCGTCAGGTAAACCATTGTTCTTTAGATTGGTGAAAGCACTTAGTGCATCATCGATGACAGTTTTTACTGATGTACCTTTTTTATAGCTCTTATTAAGCCTAGTCTCAGTTAAGTCTTTTTTACCGTCACCAGTTTCTACAATTGTAACCCAGTCTGTAGGTGTTTTTTTGTTCTCTATTTTATCGACGTCACCGCTAAAAATCACTTTAGTCTCGTCACTATACCCAGCTTCGATCGACAAGTATAGTTCTGCTGCTTCTTCTAACTTTGCTCTGCTATTCTCATTCAAATTATATACTGTGAAAGTTGCTCTATTAGGATCACTTTTAGTAGTTTTTTCTATTTGAAAGCTCATTCTTAAGTTTCTTATTTTTATTTTTTCGCCATTACGCTCACCTATAATAGCTGTCACTTTCCTTCCGAACTGTACACCCATAAAACCTCCTAAAGGACTACATCAGTAAAGTAAAGTTGGAAATCT